TAAGCAATAAAACTCAGTAAAGTCATGATTAAGCTGTATAAATGCGTATTGCTTGTAATGTGTTGGTTTATTAGCTGCAACGGAATAATCTTCTAAAAAGCAACTGCTAAATGCAATTAGCAATAAGATCGCCCAAACTCTGCGCCTTCCGAGCCTAGCCTTTGGCGGCTCAGCTTTTCGATTTAAGATCGAACGCTTTCTGTTCAGGGTAGCATACTGTGTCAAGTCCATATAAATCCTTTCGGCAAAACCGCAGGTCACACGGCGTGGCGTAATTATTTAGATTTACCCCAGCCACCACCTTTAAATATAAGCCCAGGTGCTGAGTAAATACGAGTCATTTGTAAATGACATCGTGGGCAACTCATGGCAACGCTATCATCATCATAAGATCTATGAACTGATCCATAAGTGCCACAATCATTACAGCTGTATTCATAAGTTGGCATTACTTAGCCCCAATCAGTTGGCAAGTGTGGCAGACCACGGCTTCAAACTTCCACCCGCCACACTTATCACATCTGCATATATCCGAGTCTGGTATATGCAAAGCCTCTACTACATTCTTAACACCTACGCAACCACAATCCATGCACTGATAAGCCTTAAATCCTTCGGGCGTATCAATCTCGTTTAACCATAGAAACTCGGTATCACGCTTACAGCCATTACATTTAAAACGTGGGTGCATTATGGTAATATCCTTATTGCCTGCAATGGCACTGAGTACATACCAAATACTTACCATCATGTAAAAGTCTGTCGTCATTACAGCTCATACATTTGTCGGTTGTTGGCTCTATGGTTATCTTGTCATTTTCGAAACGTGCTTGATAACCTGAGCCATCTACGATCTCTAAATACCCCATCATTCACCCCCATCCCAAAACCATGATCCAGCAGCTGTTAGTTTGTGCCATCTAGCATCACATTGGTCAGGCTTAGCAGCACTGCATACATAGCCATAATAAGATTTACCAGTTTTGGCAATACCCTCTTTAAGTATCATCATGCCATGCTTACATTCTTGCGCCTTAGGTGGCATAGGTATTGCTTCAACTACATCACCTACTGACCATACTGTCGGCTCTTTCTTGTCCTCTGCAAAAGACTCACGCAACACATTCTCTACAGCTCTTGCTCTAGATCCTGGTGGTGAATAGTTTGCAACTCTCTGCATTTCAACTCGGCTAGGTCTTGCACCTTTTTTTGAATAGATGTAATTAGCCAAAGCCCTACCGATTGCACTGCTCTCTGCAAGTTCACAAGCAAACTTATTAAAACTAGAACCAGTACGGATCTCCGATGCCCAACCAGTCGCAACTGGAACCGCATCAGCTGTAGTTCTGTATAAGCGAGCCACAAACACAAACTCATCTGGACTAGCATTTGGCCGATTAACAAGTTCTGTTTGAATAGACCCATCTTCATTTTCTTTCCACCACTTCTCCAATCTTTCTTCAACTGTTTCATATTGACTTAAATCAAATGCCATTAGTCTTGCCCCCATGTGTAGTTGATATCAGTCTCTGCTTCGAGGACTGTCTGGTATATCGAAAGGTAAGCAATAGAGTCGATGATTGAATCGCTGTGATTTGGTGACTCACTAAGCCTAGACACCTTAACGAGCGCCATACATAATGCGACTTGACTAGGTGTAATTGGATGGTCGAGATATGCCGACCACAGCTCACTGATCCTTTTATGGTTTGTGTAAGGGTGACCATAGACCGATCCCCTTGTATGCACCAGGTCGACAACATCTGCAAGCAGCTTCTCAGTTTTTGTCATAGTCAAATACCTCATCTGACTTTGCCTTGTTTTGTATCATCCTGCGGTGCATGTCCCAGCCATCTTTACGGCCTCGCCAGTAATGTGTTTGCTTCATATCATCAACACGCATTAGCACTAGCCAATACGCCAGACTTAGCCCTATAAATAAATAAACAGCTAGTTCAAGTGTCATTTGTAGCCCCATCTATGCACACATACTTTGTGGCACAGGCATAGTGTTGCACCTGTGGGTGACCTTGTGGATTATTTAGGGCAGTTTTTTTATAACGATTAGATAACGTTAATATCGTCGAAGTCGTCGATGTGATCGTCGATGGTGCGCTCGACGTACTCTGTATTAAGCCCCATAATGTCTGCCTAATGCTGTAAATGAGCCATCCTTATTAACTGGCACCAGGGTCGGTGTCAGGGTCTTGCCCGTGGCTTCTAGTATAGCAAACCCACCCTGCCAATTTGCGCTTCCATAGCGTATATAAGAGGCTTTTCTACGATCCATAAGGTTTCCTACCTCAACCCCATATAAGGCCCTGTAATGGCCGTTTATGCCCTCTGAATAGGCACTCATGCCCAGCCTATGGCTATGGCCTGCAATAACTGATTTGCCAAACTTTTTAGCCAGGTTAAGAGCTGTGATCCCAGCGTGTTGGCTCATGTTGCCTTCGTCTCCATGGCACAAAACCCAATCAGGGTGGAACTCATATGCTTTGCGGTGGTAGGTCATGCCCATCTCAGCAAATGACATAAAGGCTGGGTACTGCAACTCAGGCAGATTGATTAAGCCAGGTACTTTTAATAAAGTGTTGTATAAACGATCAGTATGGTTGCTGCGAATAATGTGCATCTCTGCACTGTACTCACCGATATCCCAAAGGATCTGCTTACACAGCTCACGATCTGCATGTAAGTCCTCTGAATAAGCCAAAGGTGTGCCTTCACTCCACTTGCTAATTGATTGAAAGTCAATCTCATCCCCGACCACCAGTACAGAATCAAACTTCTCACGCCTCGCTAACTTGATTACATTCTTAACAGCTACCTCATGATGATAAGGCACCTGTAGGTCGGATATTACTAGCCAACGCTTAATCGTCATCCTCATCAGGAGTAGGGATCATAGGGATTATGCCCCTATCGCCTACTACCCAATCGGGCATAGACTCTGGGCTATCCATTAAATACAACGCAACAGATTCACTAAAGCCTGCCTTGCGTGCAGCTTTATACATTTCGTGCTTGGCAATATAAAAGACCTCTAGCTTAGATAATGGGTCAGGTGACTTGCGGACCTTGCGCCTATTGATCTTTCTACGCTTGCGAGTAGTTGCCATAGTTTTAATTATCGCTTACTGATTAAAATAAAGAGATCATCAACACGCTTCTCTAAATTAAAACTTCTTTCATCAATTCTATCTATAGCGTCTTTAATGGAAGTTCCAGAATTAGGTCGCAACTCATTAAGCCAGCCTTTAACTAGAAAACGTAATCCTATTAGCACGGCTGATAGCACGCTTATAACGCCAGCGCCAAAGCCAGCCCACTCGCCAGGACTCACTTCTCACTAGTACCGATTACATCGGATTTATCTAAAGCCCTAGCTGCTGGCCCTGCGAGTGCTGCAATTACTACAGACAGCGCTGGGTCTAAACCTAATTCATTACTTGCCAAGAAACTTAATAATGACACCAATACGCCACGTGCGTATGACTTTAGTATCGCCTTTTGTTTTTTGCTTATCTTCATATCTTGCCCCCTATTAGTGGTATATCAAATGGGCTTCCATTTAGGTCGCCTAACTTTGTAAAGCTGATATGTATGTGACGTTTGTGAGGGTTGATGCCCTTATATTTACGCCATTTCCAATTTAATATCTTTGAACATATTCGCCCATTGTAGATGACGTAAAGTAGACGTGGATCCGATTTGCCTGCGACTCTGATCTGGTCAGCCAGATAAGGTGCAAGGCTGTCGGTAGACTCAAACAAAGTATTAAGATCAATCGCTCTGACCCACCCATTTTCGTCTGGATTATGACTGGATTTTCTGGTGGAATGCCGGCTATCACCCAGCCATCCTTCTGGACTTTTACGGCTGCGATCTGGAAACCATGTATCAACTTGATCTCTTAACTGCACACCAGCTGCACATAGTTTCGGTTTCATTTGCCACACTTCCTCAAGATTGTGCTATAAACCTAAAGCCCTTAAATCATCGGTAGTTAAACCAAGTGCTGCAAGTTTGCCTTCGGCTACCGCTTTGGCTTGCGCCCTTACTTCGGCTTCGGCTTGGGCTTTTGTAATTTCTGCTTCTAATTTTTCTCTTTCTTTTTTTTCAGCAACAGTTTCATTTCTTTCGGTAATGGTAGTTTCACCAGTTATCGCATTAAATTCTTTTTCTATTATTTTCATATTTTCTCCTTATGCGCTTGTGTAAACATAGACCGTGCCTGCATCTAAATTTCCAGTTGCAGAAAATACTGACACGCTAGAAATTGTGCTTGCAGAATTGTAATAGCCGCCAGTAACATAAGTTTCGTGATTATTGCTACTAGCCGCCATTGCCGCTCCAGCAGCATTCATAACTTTAACGCCAGCAGCATTACAGCCGCTTAATAGCACATAACCACTTACTGTTGATGTTGCACTTGCTGACATATATGCCAAACGAAAACCTACGCCTGATCCGCTTATTGCGTTGTAATTAGACGCAGCATAAGTAGCAGGGTTATACCAATTAGCGCCATAAATATAATAATTACTTCCTGTGTCGGTGTTTAATCTAACATAAATAAGGCTGTTTGCGCTTGCTGATGAAGCACCATCTACCAACACCATAATTTTATCTTTACCAGAAATACCAGACACAGTAACAGTTTGCGCTCCAGTTAATGCTGTTCCGCCTGCATTTAATAATGACCAATTAGCACCAGCAGCAACAGGAGTTGCCCACTCTGGAGCAGTTGCACCAGAATTTACTTGCAAGACTTGACCTGCTGTACCAATACCCAACCTGGCGGGTGTTGAACCACTTGAAGAATAAATGGTGTCGCCTGTTGTGGTCATTGGGTTAGTCATGCCAGTAGTGTCTAAGTTAGCCCATGCACTACCTGTGTAATAAGTGGTCACGTTTGTATCTTTTAGATATGCAAAATTGCCTTCTTGTGGTGATGTTACTGTGGAATCTCTAGCTGCTGCGCTAGCAAACACCCACACGCCTTGCATTAAATAGCCATCGACATCGGCTGCGGTCAATACCTCGCCTGTGACAAAATCTTTAAACCCTAATCCTGCTGCCATTTTTACTCCTTAGTAACTGAGCACATTATAGTCTAAAGTGCCGTATATATTGTTATTTAAAATTAGAGCGTCTAAGACAGGCTCTAATGTAATAAAGTTGGTTAGCCAACTGTTTGGGGTTATGCTCATGCTCACCCCAAATATCTGTAATGTTTTTTCTAGGGTACTGCCGCCTGGTTGAGTGGTTTTAACTGTGATGGGGTCAAAAAAATCTAAGCCTAAAGCTGCAATTATGCCGCTATTGTAGTTATCGGTATGCAGGTCTAGGACTATGGAATCGACTCGTATGCTTGTCTCTTGACGGCTTGCCACGTAAGCCTGTGCATATTCCAGGGCTACCGAATCTGTTTCCATCAGTAAATCATCTAAAAAGTAACTGTGTAAAAAGTATTTCTCTATGCTTGGTTGATTTAAGGCGATTTGAGCAGTACCGCCTAATCTCTTGATTGTAGCTTTATTGAATACAAGGATATCGTTTAAGATCCAAGCCACATCTTTATAATCTATGCCAGTGCCATCATCTGCAAAGACTGTTGGTGTGCCACCTATTGATCCAGCAGTGACGCCCCTATCTTGAAAAACAAAGTTATTATTGGCATCTACATATATTGCGCCATATTCGCTTTCGGTAGCAGTAAACAAAGCTTGCAAAGCTGTGCGATTAGTGCCTGGGTCTGCCTGTAAAGTAGTTAAGCCTGGGTCTACGTCACGTTGCGATGTTGGCCAATTAATCTCATCTAGTATTTGATTTATGCGTGTGCCAGATAGATCGCCAGCAGTTGCCCCAGCCACTGTACTTATCTGAGCGTTTTGCGCTAACCTGAATGCATCTACAGCTTGAATAGTTGTATATGTAACATCTTCAGACTCTTTAGGATAAGTAGTTACGTAGCTTGTGATAAAACCTGTAAATATGGGATATGTTACCGATGAGTAGGTTGCAGTGATTTGCACCTTCTTCATAGGTGTTAAAAGATTGTGAAAAGGCCCAGTTACATTCTGAGGATTAAAGTCGCCATTTTGATCTATAATGCGTAAAGATAATGAGCCTGTTGCAAACTGATCGCTAAGGGCAGTGCGCCCACGCTTAGTATCTATGCGGTTAACTTGATTAGATATATCGACAACTACTGCTACAGAATCTGCTAAAATGTTTGTATCTAATACACCTGATCCGATTATAAACGCCTGGGCAAAAGAAGGGCCAGTAGAAAAATTTATTATTGCATTTATTACAGGTAAGGTCATGGGTTAATAGATCCTGCTGGTGAAGTGCTATAACCTGTTTTTTCTGACAGCTGTAGGCTCTCGGCAATTAACTGGGTAAACCTATCGCCTGTAAATGTTGTGTCAAAAGATAAACTGAACTGATTGCCACCACCGCTAATAGCGCTAACTGCCTGGCGCTCTGAGGCCATGCTAGCTATAAACTCTGGGTTAGTTAGGTTTAATGCAGTAAAAGCATCCTGATTCTTTAGTATTCTTAATTGATCTACTAAAGAAAAACCTGCAACAACTGAGGCTGGTGGCATATACCCTGTTGTAGCAATTCTAGCCAAAAGAGAGTTTAGTGCGCTATCAAAGGCAGATTGTAATTTGTTTGTCTGTGCAGCTAAAACTGCGCTTGCACTTGTAAAGGCATTGGCTAACTCTGCCGTTTTCTTTGCAGCCTCTAACTCAGCATTAATCTTCTTGGCTAAAGCCTCATTGTTATCTAGGATTGCTAACTTAGCCTGGATACGTAATTTAGTCTCAGCATCGGTAGTCTCATTAAGCGCCTTTGTTAATCCTATGCGCTCTAGGTCAAACTTCTCGGCTAGTTTGTCTGTTTCTGTTTTAGCCTTTATTAAATTGTTTTCTATAGTGCGATATTTAATAGATGTTCTAAATGCTTGGTTTAATCTACTCTCTCTAACATTGGCGCTATTGCTACTAGATTTGTCGCTATAGTCTTTAGTAAGTGCGCTCATACCAGCTGAGCCACCAACAATTCCCATAGCACCTAAGAAGTATTTAGGGTCAGCCTTACGAGCTGATAGCAATAATCCTGTTGCTAATATTCCAGCCTTAAAGGAAGGGCTGTCTACTAGATCACTAAAACCTTTAATAAGTTTTGCCATTTGTACTGTGGCGTATGCGATATTGTCGCCCATGTTTTCAAAATTGTCTGCCATTGTTTGAACAGATGTGTCCTCGCTTAATATGGCTAAAGAGTCTATTAAGCCCTCACCTATAGATTTAGTTGCTTCGTCTACACCTTTTTTTAATACATCCATCTTGCCAGCATAGGTATCTAGTCTTGCTGATGATTGACCACTAAAACGTTTTTCTAACGCTTCCATAATTTTGTTCATATCGCCACTAGCAATTATGTTGGCATCAATACCTGTGTTTAAATTTTTAATTGCTTTAGTTTGACCTCTAACACCACTAGCAATAGCGGATACAACTGTGCTTAAACTTTCGCCCGTGCCAGCACTTATATTTAATGCTGCTTCAAGTGAGCGTTGGGCTAGTTCTACAGATCCAGTTAAGTTGAGCAGTGTCTGAAATGGCGCTCTAAGGTCTGTAAGTATTGCGTTAGTTTTCTCTAGGCTTTTTATGTAGCCTTCAACTTCATCTATTCTAAATGCGTTGCCAGTATTCTCTAGCTGTAAGGCAAGTCTTTTAGCGGCTGCTTCATCCTCGGTAAATGCTTTAATTGCTTTTTTGCTAAAACTTACTATAGCGGCAGCACTAAAGGTAACACCAAAAGTACGTGCTAAAGTTTTAAGTTGCTTATCAAAAACATCTACATCTTGCTTGGCTTTTTTTAGGGCTTTACCATTCCAGGTTGCTAATGCCGAGACGACTACGTTGGCCATTATGCTGCCTTTTTTATTTCTGTTGCTTTATTAAAATCGACAGTAGTTGCATTTATAGCGTTTAAGATTGCTTGGTATATCTTAGGACTGCGGTTAGCAAAGGCTTTGTATATCAGGCGACCCTTAGTCTTTGTGCCGCCAGATCTAACTCCCTTTATTTTAGGTTGGGAAGTAACAGGCTCTAGTGCGGTAACAAACTGATAACCAGCAAAAGGATTATTAGAATTGTAGTCACGGGTAGATCGTGTTTTGCCAGACTTTTTGCCTTCAAATCCTTGTACGTTACCTAACTCTCCTAAACTTGTCCTCATAACAGGTGCTCTGCCTTGTGGGTTTTTTCTGCCTGCTGTTTCATAAATGCGACCAGCAGCGCTTATGTTGTAAACATAGTTTTCTACTTGAAAGCCATTTTTAAATAATCTATTTTTACCCTCTTTGTAACCGATGCCACCACGCACATTGGTTTCGTCATATTTAGGGAACGGGCGATAGTCTACTTTAGATGATATAGGTTTCATCCAGCCTGACAAGACTTTGCTAGGCACGTCAGCCTTTGCCTTAGACTCAACTTGTATCATCTCTGGAGTTACTGCATCACGTATACGCTTATACATATCTTCGTCAATAAAGGACAAACCTTTTAGGACATCATTTATGCCTACGACCTCTGCTGGCATTTCGGATCTCCTTAGCTCTGTCGGTTAGCACCTGTATCATCGCTGCATACATTTCGCTATCCATATCAATAAACTCTCTAGGCGGTATCCCAGTCTCTACGCTCAATTGAGCAATACTGTAAAGGATTGAAGACCGCTCAGTTATTTTTTTTCTTCGTCTAACACCTCGACAGTTTCTAGGCTGTCAATAAACTCTACTCCCCACAAAGGTATCTGAGCGCCAGCCCTGCGTAAGCATTCATACGCAAGGTAGAATATCTCAGTCTGGCGCTCGTGTTCTCTTAAAATCTTGCTGATACCAGCACCATATTTCGTTTCAAAGTTGTATTCAATTCCTGGCGTGATCTTGTGCTCTGAGACTTCGCCATTAGCCCTAGTAATCTTTAACTTTGCCATTATTACTCCTTAGTTAGAACGCCACCGATGGTGACACTGTTATTGCGGAGTTTACTGTAAAGGACAGACTTGATGTTGCAATTTCAGCCACGCCGCCTTGACCGATTGGGGTCAGGTTATTTACCAAGATTGAGAATTGGTAGGTTGGGTTTGTAGCTGATACGGCAGTGCCTTTAACAGTGATTACTGATACTGCTAGAGTCTTGCCAAAGGCTGCGCTTAATGTGTCGTTTACTTGAGATGCTGCCCAGTCATTAATAAAGTCGATTGAGAAGGTTCCAGACTGTAGGCCTGCCACAAACTTGTGTGCAGTATCGCCCATAGCGGTTACTTCTAGTTCATCCACGATTTGATTGATAACAGCGTTGGTGACGTATGAACTGATATCGATTGATGGTGTTGTAGGCGCAGCATTTGTAGCCAACTTAACACCTACGTTATTGTTTAAATAAATTGCCATACTTATTCCTCATCTTTCTTAGTTTGTGCAGTTGGTTTTGGTGCGCTTGCTATTTGGCCTGTCTTTTTCAAGAAGGCTAAGTCTTCTTCGTGTGTGCTCATTTTAACTCCAGCTCGTTAGTATTGATACTGTTATTTCCGATGTTAATAAATCTCCACTAGCTGCGTTAGTTATAGCTGGAGCGGAGACACTTGATATGTTGTAAACCAGGGTAGATGCCGCTAGTTTAGTTGCTACTGCCACGATAAAATTTTCCATACCCAACAGGTTGCCTTGATTGTCAAAGGCAGGGGTAGTTATTAAAATCTTAAAATTAGCCAGGGGTGCGATGCTTGTCTGGCTGTTATTGCTTGGCACAATATAAGGATCGCTAGGAGTCACAACTACGCTATTGGCTAACAAAGTTGCAGGTGGAAATGCAAAGGTAGACCATACGCCATTGTTTGTGAGGGCGGTTGCTAGTGTGCCACGTAGGGTGGAGATCGCTGCCATTAGCCGACCAGTGATGCTGGACTTGAATACGGCTGGATGAGACCACGCACTCGGTTAATCAGCTGATAACCCATCCGATAGGGGCTGGCACTGATCCCATCCATACCGACCCCGCCTGTCTGGCTAACTTGTCTTGCTTGCCAGATGTCCACTGCAATTATCATCGCAGCTTCTCGTATTGCAGGGGTGCTCGCATAAGATTGGGTCTTGTGTTCTGGGCCTCTTGCGTTGCCATAAGGTACTACTTTATGAAAATTCTGATTAGCTGCTGTTTTTGCATATTGCACAAATGAATATCCGTTAGGGTAATTGGCTTGGCCATATTGATACATAAATACTGGAATTAAATTAGTAGTGCCTGTGCTTGGCGGTATTGTGCCAGTGATTGTGTAAGTGCCATTAAATGTGGAACCACAGGCAGTAACAGTTATTGATTGTCCTGTTACAAATGCGTTGGGATTAGCGAGCATAAGTGTCGCCACGTTATCTTGTAATGCTGTGCCTACTACTGGCGCATCATTGTGCCATAAGTATTGGCCAAGAAGGTCTTCTGCCGATTGGCAGCATTCTTCCACTGTCACATCAGAATAAAGAGAACCAATACCAAGATTTGCCCTTAACTCGGCTGTCGTAACAAACGTTGCTGGCATCTCTACTCCTTTGCTAATAGCTCCCTAGGGCTAGGGCTACTAAACCCTAGGGATTACTGATTTGTTGATGGGTCTTATCAGGTCTTCTTGTACTTGATAATTCCGTTAGGCATCTTGGCGATTGTTGCCATGTATCCGTAAATTGCTACCTGTACTTGTAGATTTGATACTACGTTTACAGACATAAATGCCTGAGGTGAGCGATATACAGTAAATGCCTCTGGTGCAAGAATAACTGCTGAATCATCATCAAATGTAGTAGCTGAGAAGTTCTTGTCTACGTATAGATCAAGTCCTAGCACGTTACCACGGATAGATGTTGGATTAACTTGTCCAGCTGCGT